TCATATCATCAGACTCGTTACCATCTACCACCACCTGACGAATAAACATCTCCTCAAGGTATTCCTTCACTCTGTTGAGTTGCCAATCAAATGATTGTTTTTGAATATCATTAAGTCGGTTGTATCGTCTGTTCTCTTTGTACTCGGCAAATATTCTTTTTCTTTGGATAGAGTTATCATCTCCGTCCCAAAAAACAATTACCTTATCATAGTTGTATTCGGAAATGAATTTCCGCAAGGTATTCACAAAGTGGTAGATACCACCAATGTGATTACCCTTATGGTAATATTCACGAACCCCGTGATAACCTATCTTGAATAGGTTGTTTCCGTCAACTAATAAGGTTTTTGTCACAACGCATTTATATCAAAGGTTCCACCGTCTTCTTCTAATTTGAAATCACCACCGGTTCCGATGACCTCTTTCCAATACTCAGATTGCTCTGACTTATACCCTTCAATAGATTTCTTCTCCTCAGCAGAATCTTTACCTGCCAAGAATCCGTGTGCGGTAACGAGAATTTTACCATCCTCATAACCCAATCCATTGATGTGATTTTTAAGTACAGAAACCTTTGTACGCGTTGCGAATTTCACTTTTCTCTTATCCTTAACCGCAGTGATTTTACTTGTTCCCGCACCTTTCTGATTACCGAACAAAAAGACCAAAGATGAGTTCAACCAAATGGCTTCACCACCCTTAGCTTTAATCTTCGGTTGACTGAACGGATTGTCAGGAAGTTCAACCCACGGTTGGTTAACAATAACCAAAGTGTTTTCAAATTTTGAGTCCGACCTACGTGAACCTGAAATTCGTTGGTTAATACCCATACCAATCTTATCGGCAAGAACGGCAGCGTTGTGTTGCTTACCACCCTTACCTTCGTAAGTCATCTTACAAGGTACAGAACCAACAGAGTCCCATAGGAACAACAAGTCGTACTCCAACTCCCCTTTCTCTTGGGAGTCCAACAAACTATTGATAAAATCAGTAATTTGCTCAATATACTCAAAGTCATTATTAAAGATGAAGAACCCGTCCCAATCAAGCTCACCCGTTTCTTCATCAACAACTTCTTCACAGTCAAAACCCATAAGTTTTGCATGGTCAAAAGACCATTTTTGTTCTGTGATAATAAACACAGGAAGGATACCCTTCTTCTGTGCATCAACCGCAGCTTTTACTAATGCAGTAGTCTTACCCGTGTCCGAGTGACCCAAGAACATATTGATATGCCCCATAGCCGGACCTGGTACCCCTACCGCATCCAAAAATTCAGAACCCAAGTCGTAAAACCTCTGAGGTTTGAATTTAGCAGAAGAAGAGAACTTCTTCTTTATGTCTTTAAAACTATTCTTTTTAATTGCCATTCTATTTCTGTTTTTTCGTTACGAAGTTTTCGTAACGAACTTTTCGTCATGAAAAAGATGGGAGAGCATTACACCCTCCCATCTGTAGGTTTTGGTTTTTAGAAAGGAAGGTCCTCATCAACCTCCATCTCCGCTTGGGGGTCCTTAGTTTGTTCCTTAACAGTTTCCTGTTTAGTAGTAGAACCTCCAATTGTTTCTGTGGTGTCGTCACCATATACGAATTTCTTAAGTTCAGAATCCCATACAGGTGTTTCACCACGAGCGACAGCTTCCAAGTATTCTGTAGGTCGCTGAGCGTATACATCACTCCAAGTCATCTCATCTTCCATCCACTCCTTCATCAAATCTGAGTCTTCACTCAAAGGACATGGGTCGTCATACATGATGGTCTGAACGATGGTGTACTCAATACCTGAGTTAGTCTTAGATTTTGCCAACTCAATAATCAAATCACGACCTTCGTTAGCATCGGTGATATCACCTTTTGCTCTCCAAATCGGAATGATTTTATCAAGGATACCTTCTTGTTTGTAGTTATCCTTAAACCGCCAAAACTTAACTCCATCTTCTTCATTGTCGCGGTCAACAAGTTTTACAATGTAGAATTTACGAGGACGATATTGCATCGCGAGCTTCTTATCAGACTCTTTACCCGTTGACATCAACTCTTCATAGACCTCAGTCAAAGGTGAGCGCTCACCATCGTTTTTGCCTGGGTCATAGAGTTTAACCCATTTTCCGTCAACTTGAACTTCGTGGAACCATACCTCCTTAAATGGTGATGAACCATCTGATGTAGGTAGGATACGAATACGAGACTGTCCTGATTTAGTCCCCTTAGGGAGATAAGTTGTGAAATACTTCTTCAACCTCTCTTCTTGTGACATTCCGTCACCACCACCACGAGATGTGGTGTTCTTTTCGTACTGTGCGAGTACCGCGTCGAGTGCATTTGCCATTTTGTTTTTCTTTTATTCGTTAAAAATTTATCTGTTACTCAAGTAAAATATAACAACGAAAAACAGTAAGTCAAATCACAACAAAAAAAAAGAGACCGTTAGTATCGGTCTCTTAGATGTTCCTCATCTCTATAATAAGGGGGGTCGTAAATATTTCTATCAATTCTAACTTCTAACACAAAGTTAGAGTCATTGTTAGTTTTTTTTAAAATATAGATGAAACCATTTTGTCCCACGAATGGTTCATCTATTTTTATTTGTTTTTCAAATGTTTTGACAGGTAATTCATTATTCCATGTCATTTCAAAATCAGAAACAAATAAATATTTTTCAGGATTTTCAATAATTTTACCCATTCTAACAGTACCACAAGAACCTATGGTCGGTATTAGAAGTAGTAAAAATATTTTAAACAAATTATTCATCTTCTAATGGTATATCAAATGAGCTCTTTATGTCGCTCTCAGAATAATTTTCAACATCATCACTTGTTAATACATAATCTTGTTTTCCTGTTTTTTCAAATTCATCTTGTTTATCCATAAAAAAGTCGGTTAACTTTTGATTGTAGGGATAACTGTCTAAACTTCTTAATTGTAATTTTTCTTCTGGAGACTTTTGTCTATATTTTTCAACTTTTTGTTCTAAGTTATCAATCTTTTGTAGGATATTATCCATTTGACTTAATTTATCAGTCAATTCATCGAGTTTACTGAACATAGTATCCATATACTCGTCTTGTTTGTCTGATATATTTTTTTGTGTTGTAACTAATTCTGTAACATCTAACTCTTCAGTACCTTCTTCTCCTCCTATTGGTTCATCTGCACTTCCTTCATCACCGACGACCTCAACATCCGGGTCAGTATCAATGTCTACGGGTTCAGGTACTTCCTCAGCACCTCCTGAGTCTAATCCCGCATCTAATTCAGTATCTCCACCTTCAGGTGTTTCTTCTTCACCAGGTAATGGTGGTAAATCCGCAGTTTCTTCTTGTTCTGTTATATATTTAGAAATTGATTTATATCTTTCAATTTCATTTAATAGTTTTTTATTAATTGACATTTTTTTAACCGTTTAAAAGTGTTTTCATCCCATTAGGTGTTTCCACTCTGAGGGTTTTATTTAAATTCATGGTATTGTCAACTCTCTCAATTAAACCATCTCTCATTCTGACGGTATAACAATCTCCTGTGTCCAAATCACACACCTCTTTATAACCATTACCTCTATCGGTTTCACTTAATCTAGTGTCTTTTCGTAGATAGTTATCTAATAAGTTTTTAATATCCATAATATTGTTTTTTTATATAAATAGTTTATAAGTATGAAAAATTAACTGTTATACATATTTAACGCCCTTAAAAATTTATTTTGAGTATCGTCAAAGGTTCTAATAAATAATGGACTTTCATCCATTAATGTTACAATGGTTTCTCTTATTTCATTTGCAGTTTTACCATATCCAAAATCATCTTTCCATGTCGAAGCCCATAATACTGTCATACCATATGCCTTCGCCTCATTTGTTGTACCATCATATAATGAACCTAACATAGAATCAAACGACTGATATTTTTCTTCCATGAATTTAACCGCGTTATCCAATAAACCAAAAGACGCATAGGGTAAAGTATAATCTCCGTTATTTAAACATACTTGACTTTCAAAATTATCCGATATGGTTCCATGATTTATATCAGTTCTAATGTTAAATATATTATTATTGTTTACTCCAAAACCTCCCGATTCAAGTCCTGTTTCAATATATGCAACACCATATATAAACCTTTTTAAATCATCTGATAATGACGTACTTTCTATGGACGTTTTTAAATCATCACTATTTATTACATTATTAACTATAGTTGTAAAAGGTTTATCCGCATACTCTGTTTTTCCTTCACATTCAGATTCATTTGCCGGTTTAAGATTACCATAAAGTAAATTATTTGTTGCATTTAAAACAAGTTCATCGAGTTCTCTTTGTTTCTCAGATTGTCTAAATATTTTTCTTTGGAATGTTTTTAGTAGTTCTTTATTGACGCTCATCGCCAATTTATCGGGTATTTTTAACGCACTTGTTGGTATCCTTACACCCTCAAATTGTGTGGTAAATTGACCTCCACTAATTGAGTGATTTACATTTATTATAAGGTATGGTCCGTTAAACATAGGTACATGTCTTAAGTTGAAGTACATTGTTGGTTGTATCATTGCGTTACCTAAACTAGAAACTTTACAGTTAAAACTTCTACTCTTATAAATGGTATACATTGATTGTGACTCTTGCGCGACCGATTGTAATGATGATAGGTTCCCTAATTGTTCTAAAATATCATATGTTTCTGATGTGTTTTTGTATTGTGACATATCGATGTCAATCGTTTTAAATATCCCTTGGTTTCTTGTACCAAAGTCCACCGTAAAACCAACACATTTATTACTGTTAGCATAATCTGTTTTATTAATTTGATTTTCAATTAACGGATTTGCGGATGCTCGTGTTAAGTCAAACGAATCATCAAGTCTTCTAGATTTATTATTACCTTTGTCGTCAATATGTTCTGACGGTTTTCCTACATATATGCCTAACATTTTAGGTCTAGAATTTCTAGTGTCTACCTCCATGAAAGTACCAAATAAATCATTCGGTATGTCTTGAGGTATTGGCTCTCCATCTTTAACTCTATTATCTAATCCATAAAAATTCACATATACAGGTGTTGGCATAAATGTAAAATTATTGTCTTTAAATATCCGACTTACAACATCATATAAAGTATATTTACCTGTGTCACCTTTTAACATAGTTCTTAATTTTTCTATGTTAATCATAACTTTATCCCCCACATCTCTATTTGCCCTGTCTAAAAATAAAAAATCTTCAAAAATAGTACGATTTTTAAAATCTTGTCCTGACACCCATTTGTCATTCATGGTTCTAAAAATTTCCCATATTTCCAACTTACCCGTATCTCCATCTAATCTACTATTAAGATTGGGATTTCTTTCTACTTCAACTTCAGGTAATTCACTGTTTAGTCTTAAAAAGATATGGTTTAAAGTGTCTCTATGTAAATTAGTTTGTCTGTTTAAAATATCATTAAATTCTGAGTAAAATTCTTCAGTACCATAATTTACATCTTCGACTTTTTTAGATGCATACATTTTAATAATATGTGATAATTGTTCAATATTACCTTTATTAAAATTGATATTAAAATCTATGAAGAAATCCGTGATGTAACTTCCGGTGTCTTTATAACTCAACCCCTCATTTTCATATTCACCAATTTCTAATTTAAGTGCTAACCATGCTTCGGGATTTTGTATAAAACTACTTAGGACTGTAACATCGTTTGTTGCCGTAGGTAATGTACCTTCTTCGTATGTCCCGAAGTCAATTTTATCTACAGGATTTATTTCAGTTAAGTTTGAGAATGAGTTAAATACTCTTCTATTATATTTGTTTGGATTACCTATTT